TAATATTCAATGCCTTTAGAAAGGGTAAGTCAAGGTTTCAGAGATATTAGTATGACTTTTCAGAGTAATCCTCTGAATAGTGATTTGATTGCGCTTAGAAATGAGAATGCGATTGCTCGTTCAGTCAGAAACATTGTCTTTACCCTTCCTGGGGAAAAGTTTTTTGACGAAAACTTTGGTTCTAACATATCAAGAACTCTTTTTGAAAATGTTGATGATATTACAGCATCAATCATTGTTGATGAAATTAGACAATCAATTATAAATTATGAATCAAGAGTTCAATTAATTGATGTACAAGCATTTCCAGATTATGATAACAATAGTTTTGATGTAACGATAATATATGAAATTATAGGAGCAGATGTGCCTGCACAACAACTACAATTCGTTTTGCAACCAACTAGGTAAAGATGCCATTAATAAACTTCTCTAATCTGGACTTTGACCAGATTAAGACAACTCTTAGAGATTACTTAAAAGCTAACTCAAACTTCACAGATTATGACTTTGAAGGGTCAAACCTTTCGACGATCCTTGATGTTTTGGCATACAATACCTACATCACTTCATATAATGCAAATATGGTTGCAAATGAAGTGTTTATTGACAGTGCAACTCTGAGAGAGAATGTAGTCGCGCTGGCAAGAAATATTGGATATGTTCCAAGATCAAGAAAGTCCGCTACTGCTACGGTAGACTTCTTTGTTGATGTATCTAATGTAACTCCTGCTCCAGCAACCTTAACTTTAAGGAAAGGGCCTGTCGCAACAACATCAGGTACATTTTCAAATCAATCATTTGTATTTTCAATCTTAGATGATGTAACAGTTCCAGTGTTCAATGGAATCGCATCATTTACTAATATACAAATATATGAGGGGACTCTTCTCACAAATACATTTACATATAGTGCAAGAAATCCAAATCAAAGATATATTCTACCAAACTCAGGAATTGATACTGAGTTGATTACAGTGACTGTAAGAAATAATGAGCAGGCAACTCAGTCAGTAAAATATGCATTCCAAGATAGTTTATTTGATATTGACGGAGACTCAAAGGTATATTTCTTACAAGAAATAGAAGATGAGAGATATGAAATAATTTTTGGAGATGGGATATTTGGTAAGGCTTTAGAGGAAGGTAATTTTGTAAATGTCAATTACATAACTTCTAATGGAGATAGTGCGAATGGAGTAAATCAGTTCGTTTTTTCAGGAAGACTAACTTATGTAAGAAACTCCATTGAATATACAGTATCAAGTGGAATTTCCCTTCTTACAACTGTTCTTCAGTCTTCTGGCGGAGAAAACATTGAATCTATTGATTCAATTAAAAAGTATGCTCCTAGAATTTATGCCTCTCAAAATAGAGCACTAACTGCCAATGACTTTGAGACTTTAATACCATCAAAGATATATCCAGAAACTGAAGCAATATCTGTTTTTGGTGGAGAAGAGTTAATTCCTCCGCAGTATGGAAAAGTTTTTATTAGTATTAAGCCAAGATTTGGAGATTTTATACCAAACCTTGTAAAAGAAAGCATAAAGACAAAACTAAAGAAGTATGCAGTTGCTGGAATAGTTCCAGAATTACTAGATCTGAAGTATTTGTATCTGGAAGTAAATTCTAAAGTTTATTATAATACTAATCTTGCTCCTAGTTCTGCATTTGTTTCAAGCATCGTTCAATCCAATACTAAAAAATATTCAGAATCTTCTGAGTTAAACAGATATGGTGCTAGATTTAAATATAGTAAATTTTTGAAACTAATTGATGATAGTCACGAATCAATTACTTCAAATATTACTACCGTTCAGATGAGAAGAGATCTGAGAGTTGTATTAGATACATTTGCAGAATATCAGATTGGTTTTGGAAATGAATTCCATATCTCCAGTATGAATGGGTATAATATTAAGTCTACAGGATTCCAAGTAGCAGGTATTTCCCAAACTGTATATCTTGGAGATATTCCAAACACAGACAGAGTGAGTGGATCACTGTTCCTATTCACTGTAGGATCTGTAAATTCAACATCACCTACTATTTTAAGGAGAAATGTTGGGAATATTGATTATAGAAATGGAGTTATAACTATAAATCCGATTAATGTTTTATCTGGAAAGATAAAAGATGGTCAACCAATCATAGAAATATCAGTAATTCCAAAGTCAAATGATGTTATCGGAAAACAGGATCTTTATTTGCAACTAGATATTAATAACAGTGTATTTGATATGGTTGTCGATGAAATTGCTTCTGGTTTAGATCCATCAGCATCAAATTATATCGTATCCTCAAGTTACAGTAACGGGAACCTAGTAAGATCATAATAAAATGACAGAAAAAAGAATCCAGTTTAAAGAAATTGTAAAAAACCAACTCCCTCAATATGTGAGAGAGGATTTTCCACTAGTTGGAGAATTTTTGAGTCAGTATTATCTAGCTCAGGAGTTTCAAGGAGCTCCGATAGATCTTATTCAAAATATCGACAAGTATGTAAAAGTCGATTCTATAACAAATCAAGTTGATCATACAGTTTTGGGTTCTGATATATCAGCGATTGATGAAAATATAACAATCAGTCTTCTTGATAGTGAGACTGGGACGGATGGATTCCCTGATAAGTATGGTCTAATTCTAATTGATGATGAAATAATCGTTTATGAAAGTAAAACTTTTGGTAGTTTTAATAACTGCTATAGAGGTTTTAGTGGAGTAGTATCTTACAAAAATACTAATGTTGGAATTGCAGCGACATATAAACTAAATTCAACAGATCAGTTAATATTTAAGGATTCGGAATCAGATTCTCACTCATCTGGAACTAGAATTTACAATTTAAGCAACTTATTCCTGAAAGAATTTTTAATAAAAACAAAATATCAACTTTCTCCTGGTTTTGAAGAGAGAAGTTTTGTTGATAAGGTAAATGAAGCTACTTTACTGAAGCAGATAAAGGATTTTTATAGAAGTAAAGGTACTGATCAGTCTTTTGAAATACTATTTAAGGCACTTTATGGTGAGAGAGTTGAAATCCTTAGACCAAAAGACTTTCTGTTTAGGCCCTCTGATGCACAATATAAAGTTACAAATGATTTAGTAGTAGAAAATATTTCCGGAACAATAGAAGATATTGTCGATTTAACATTATTCCAAGATGAATATTTAAATATTTCAAAGGCATATGGAACAATATCTGAGGTAGAAACTGTAAATTCTGATGACGGTAGAATATTTTATAAGTTAAAGATTGATGGAGGTTACAATAGAGATCCTGCTTTTGATGGGGCGATTTATGGTAAGTTTTCCGTTCATCCCAAGACAAGAGTAATTGGAGATGTGCCAGCAGGTACTTCTTTTATCGATGTAGATTCTACAGTTGGTTTCCCAAATCAAGGTGAACTATCAGTAACATTTAATGATGATACTACTGGTGTAGTATCATATACTTCAAAAAATCTTACTCAATTTTTAGGATGTTCAAACATATCTCTATCTATAGAAGATAACAGTGCAGTAGGAATTAACACTTATGCATATGCAAAAACTTCTTCTGGAGAAGAAATCAGAGTAAAAATTAATTCCATTTTAGATGGACTTGATATCTCCGATGATAATTTTTATTATAGTAAAGATGATACTGCTCAGATAAAAACCCTTGGATATAAAGATGACTTAGATTATCGTTCAAATGATTGGGTTATAAATGTTTCGCCAACATATGATGTAAAGTCTATAGAATTAGTGGATTCTTCAGACCAAACATATAACCTTATCTTAAACGATAAGCAAGTTTTTTCTATTGGTGATTCTCTAAAGATTATCAACTCTTCACAATCAATAAGTAATTCAATTGTAGTTGACATATTATCAGAGAATACTATAACAGTAAAGGGGCAAGGACAACTATCTGACAACGACTCTTATAAAGTAAAAAGAGAGATATTAAAAGTCAATACTCTTAGATTTCCAGAAGCTAATAACTTCTCAGCTAATGTTCAAAATGTATATAAAGATGGAACTAATAATTTAGTTTCTTCACCATCTATTCCATTTTATCCAAATCAAACATTAGATGTAAGTGATAGGTCAGTAACTTTCAGTGGTACTTTTATTGGTGATACATTTGAAATAACAAGTTTAACTGATCATAGTTTTTATACTGGAGATGCAATTTACTATACTCCAGAGAAAGCAACATCCGTTACTGTAGACGCTGATGGAAATTCTTCTACTGTAGAGTCTGTATCTAGTTCTATATTTGATGAGGGAATTTATTATATTAAGAGAATTGATGCAAATAATGTAAAATTTGCAAGAGGAAGGTCTGATATTTTAAACAACAAATATTTGAGCCTTGACAATCAAACTACTGTTACTAATAGTAAAATAGAACCATATGAATTTTATGAAAAAACTTTACAATCACAAAAACTTCTGAGAGAAATTTCTCTACCTGTAGTAACTGATAAGAGTTTTAAAACTGATCCAGGATTATCAGGTATACTTGTAAATGGAGTTGAAATTTTAAACTACAAAGCGAAAGATAGAATAATTTACGGTTCCATTGAGCAAGTAGAAGTTCTATCTCCAGGAAATGACTATGATCTCATTGATGAATTGAATTTTACAGTCCAAGATTCTATAGGTTTTGGTGCCACTGGATATTGTTCTGTTTCTGGATCTCTTACTGAAATTAGGATAGTAGACCCTGGTTTTGATTATGTCGAAACTCCTACAATTAAAGTAACAGGTGGAAATGGAATTGGCGCTAAAGCTAAAGCAAATATGAAGTTAATTACACATCAAGTGTATTTTAACTCAGAGCAACCATCAAATCTTGTTGGAATTGGTAGCACAATTTCAACAATTGGATTTTCAACTAGTCACAAATTTAGAAATGGCGAAAATGTAATCTATAGGACTGATGCTCAAAAAGCAATTAGTGGGTTGACTACTAATGCATCTTACTATGTTTCTACTATTTCTCAAACAGTTATAAAATTACATAGAACTCTTGGAGATGCCATATCAGGAATCAATACTATTTCTCTAGAGGATTATGGTATTGGAAATCACTCTTTAGAGGCAATTAACAAAAAATCAGTTTTAGCTTCAATAAATGTAGAAGATCCTGGAATAGGGTATCAAAACAGGAAAACCTCAGTAACTTCCGCAGGAATAAACACTTCTGTTGATTCAATAACTATTGCGAATCACGGATATTCGTCTGGAGAAATTGTAACTTACACTACACAAGGCACGCCAATTGGTGGATTGACTAATGACACTAATTATTATCTAACAAAGATTA